AATGTATTTGCAGACACTTCTACAGCTACAACTTTTTCTGGAGATTTAAACGGTACTATAAATACAACAACAACAGCTACAACACAGTCTGCTGGCAACAATTCAACCAAAGTAGCCACGACAGCCTATGTTGATACAGCCGTGTCAAACTTAGTTGATACTGCTCCTCCTGCTTTAAACACACTAAATGAATTAGCCGCAGCGTTAGGTGATGATGTAAACTTTAGTACAACTGTTACAAATAGTATAGCTGGAAAAGTAGCTAAGTCAGGCGATACAATGACTGGTCAGCTTCTTATTAACCATGATAATGGTTTAAGATTAGGAGATACAGCCAACGCTACCACGGCAAGAACAACTTTAACTTCTTTTAATGAAGGTGGTAATTCACGTATGAAAATTAAAGGTGGTAACTTTGTGCACTCTACACGTTTTGAAACAAGTTGGAATAACTTTGAATATGCAGAAATAAACTCTTCGTATAACGGTAGTGATACCACTTTTAATTTATACAAATCAAATACAGATGCTGCTGTAGCTGCAACAACAACTATATCTACAGGTACATCAACTTTTGCAGGAAACGTAGTGTTAAATACAGGAAGTTTAACTATACCTGAATATATTTATCATTCTGGTGATACTACAAATTATCATAGGTTTTTAAGTGATAGACAAATATTTGTTGTTGGTAACGCTTCGTCTATAGATTTAAACAATGGAGTATCAACATTTGGTTCTTCTAGCGCAGCCACAACTCTTCAAGGTTCAGCACTTGCTTTTACTGGTGCTGCAACTTTTAATAGTACAATTGGTTCAGGCGCTATAACATCAACTGGCAAAATACAGTCTAGTGCAGCTGAAGCTCAACTTGAATTAGCAAGTTCACATGGTAGAACCACAACATTACAACAAGGTGGTGGTCATTTTCATATATTTGCCGATCATGCTAGTGGTGTAGCGATAAACTATGGGAAAACAAATGAAGGTTTATTAAGATTATATAATAATACAACTGCAGCTATTACTTTAGATGCTACTGGAGGTACTATAGCAACATCCGGCAATATAACAGCCACTGGAGATGTTATTGCAACAGATGGTAGTGATACATCAACTCTTAAATCCTCAGGATTAGTTTTAAGCAGAAGCAATTCTTACATACAATCAGACGCTGATAATTCTGACACGCTTAATATTGGGCAGTCATCAGTAAGATGGGGACACGTAAAAGTAGATGGTGCCGACTTTGCAGTTCTTAATGGTGGTAACGAAAGGTTTAAAGTTAACTCAAGTGGTAATGCAACTTTTCAAGGTGATATTTCTAATAGCCACTCATCATCTGGACGCTCACTTAGTTTAAGTCAGGGTTCAAATTTCCGAGGTAGCAATCATTTACTTATACAAGCAGATTCAAGTTATGTTCATATAAAATCACCTAACAATCAAATATTTGTAGATGGTTCAGCACATAATTTTAGAAATGGCGATGCGTCTGCAAACTATTTAGTTCTTAGTTCAACTGCTGCAACTTTCTCAACTAACGTTACAGCTGGTAGCAACTCTTTAACAGCTGGTAGCTTAGACATAAATGGCAGCGCTGATATAGCTGGTAATCTTCAAGTAACGCAAAACGCCGCTACTATGAATTTAGTTGGCACTGACCATTCTTACATACAATGGTTCCCTGACGGTATTAGCGATGGTAGAAAAGCATTCACAGGTTTTGGAGGTGCAACAGATAATGGTTTTTCTATTGTAAATGAAATATCAGGTGGAAATGTTAAAATTAATACTAATGGAGGTACTATTCAACTTCAAGATAATACAGTTGTAACTGGTGAACTACAAGCAACTTCTTTAGACATAAACGGTAATGCTGATATATCTGGTCACTTATCTGTGGACACAGTAACCAACTCAACAGTTGACTTAGATAAATTTTTAGTTATTGATTCTGGTAACAGAATTTATTATAGAACTGGAGCAGAATCGCTTTTAGATATTGGTGGTGTTGCTAAGTCAGGTGATACGATGACAGGAGATTTAACAATAAGTAGCACTGCTCCAAATTTAATTCTTGAAGATACAAATGGTAGATCTATTGAGATGGATGTTAATGGTAATACTTTTAGAATAGATGACGTTGGCAATAATGCAGCTATATTTACCGCAGATCTTTCAGCAAACCCTGTTCAAACAACTTTTGGTGGTCCTCTTTCTGCTGGTAGTTATTCTTTAACAGGTGGTAGCTTAGACATTAATGGTAACGCTGATATAAGTGGGGCTTTAACTTTAGGTGGTAGTGTAACAGTAACAGGTAATGTAGTTGCTAATGGTACTACGTTAACTGGTGATCAAGATTTAAGTAGCTTACAGCCAAAGCCATCAGAAGGAGCTTTTGCTAACGGTGACAAAACTAAACTAGATGGCATAGCTACTAGTGCTACTGCAAACTCTGATGATGAAACGTTGTTAACTAGATCAAACCACACGGGTACACAAGCTGCTAGTACAATATCAGATTTTGATACTGAGGTTTCAAATAATACTACTGTAGTAAGTAATCAAGAACTAGCTAGTGGTGCTTTACAAAAAGACGGTGGAACAATGACAGGCGCTTTAACTCTATCAGGTGCTCCAACTTCAAATTTACACGCTGCAACAAAAGCTTATGTAGATGCTAATGCTGGTGGTGGTGGTGGTAGTAGTTTTACAGATATAAATGTTGCTGGAAATATAATACATACAGGTGATACTGATACTAAAATAACTTTTGGAACAAATACCATAACTATAGGTACTGCTGGTAATGCTCAATTAGGTTTAAGTAGCGATGATGTTACTGTTAAAGATAATTTATTATTTACTAGTGCAGCTGGACAACTACAATTTACAGGTACTAACGGTGGTGGTAACGAAGGTATAACATATAAAGATTCTACTGGTAGTAATAAGTATGCTATGTTGTTCCCAGGTTCAAACCGTGTTGCTATTACCAATAGAGCTTCTAGTGGTAAGGTTCAAATAAGAGCAAATAATTCTACAGCTGGAGCTAGTGGTGAAGTTACGGTAGTACAGTTTGAACATGATAAAATTGATTTTCAAAAACCAATACATTTAACAGCTGGCGCAACACCTAGTGATCCAGATTCTGGTAAAGCTGTAATATATTTAGATAGTAGTGGTAATGTAAAAGTAAAAATAAGCGGTGAAGAAGGTACTGTAACTAGAACGCTAGCGGCCTTTGAACAAGCAGAAGGAGGAGGATAACAAGTGTAATTACTCGTTATTATATGTGATATTATAAATAGAAATTAACTAAAATAAAATAAAATGGCAAAAAAAGAAGAGGTGGTGGACCTTAAACCACAAAAACTAACTGAAGAAGAATTAAAAAGCTTACAAGAACTTGTAACTCAAATAGAGATGCATCAAAGAGAAATTGGCGCTTTAGAGCAAAGAAAACATAACTCTTTACACGCTCTTGTTACTCTTCAAAATCAAGTTACTGAAATGCAAGGAGAACTTGAAAAAGCTTACGGTAAAGCAGATGTTGACGTAAGAGATGGTTCATTAAAATATCATGAAGATAATGGACAAGCTGATTCGTAAAATTAGCGTAGGTAAAGACTATAAAAACGATGCAATGCATTATGCAGTTGGTCAAGAAGTTTATGGTGGACACACGATATGTGATATAATAGAAGAGGTAGATAAATATTCTATTTATATTAAAAAAAACAAAGAGGTTATACCTTGGAAAGATTTTAATAAAAACATGGCTGTGTCTGTAGAATACAACTTGCAGTATTGAAAAAAGAAATGCTAAGGCAAATGAAAAGTATCTATAATTTTATTGTAGAGCCTATTGGGAATAGATATAACAACGTAAAAAAATTAGGTGAAAAAGAATTAGTTTTAAACACAGATATATTCAATCACAAATTTATAAATAGAAAAGCACGTGTTGTATCTAATCCTATACTAGAAAATAACACAGGTGTAAAAAAAGGCGATGAAATTATAATACACCACAATGTATTTAGAAGGTGGCACGATGTGCAGGGTAATGAAAGAAATAGCTCTAATTTTATTAGCGAAAACTTATACTCTGTATATCATGACCAAATATACGCTGTAAAACAAAATAATACCTGGAAACCTTTAAAAGGTTATATATTTTTACAACCATTAAAACAAGACGATAAGTTTTCAAATGAAAAAGAAAAATTTATTGGTAAAGTTGTTTACGGCAACGACGAGTATAAAAAAGGTGATATACTTGGTTTTGCTCAAAAAGGAGCTAGGTATGAGTTTGTTATAGATGGACAAAGACTTTATAAAGTCAACTTAAATTTAATTACAATAAAATATGAATGTCAAGGAAACGAAGAAACGTATAATCCAAGCTGGGCATAGAGCTGTTGAAGAGTTAATAAAAGTAGCTAAAGAAGACATTGTTGACTCTGGAGATGATATATCAGCTGATAGACTTAAAAATGCCGCAGCTACTAAAAAACTAGCTATATTTGACGCATTTGAGATACTTAACAGAATACAGGAAGAAGAAAACATACTTGAGGGGAAAAATACCGAAGAAAAAAAAGAAAGAGTATTTAAAGGCTTTGCAGAAGGAAGATCAAAATGAGTTACGAGCAAACACTGTACAAAATAGTACAACCTGTTAAAAGCAATACTTTAAAAAGGTTTAACAGAAATAAAAAATGGGAATATGGATATAATAAAGAGCATGATATTATCATTATATCAAAAGATGGTACTATTGGTGAAATATATGAAATACAAGGGTTGCAAATTGCTTTACCAATGCAACCAAAAAATGTGTACTTGCATGAAGAAAATAAATGGCAGCAAATAGCCTACCCAAAAGAATTATCAAAACTTAAAAATATATTTGACTGGAGATCATATCCTGAAGAGTCTAAAGACAAATGGTATGATTATATAGACGAAGAGTTTAAAAGAAGAGAAGAAGGTTTTTGGTTTAGCAATAATAAAAAACCAACATATATAACAGGAACACACTACATGTATTTACAATGGAGTAAAATTGATGTAGGCGCACCAGATTTTAGAGAAGCAAACAGATTGTTTTATATATTCTGGGAAGCTTGTAAGGCTGACAAAAGATGCTATGGTATGTGTTATCTTAAAAACAGACGATCTGGCTTTTCTTTTATGTCTTCATCTGAAACAGTTAACCAAGCTACAATATCTAGTGATGCAAGGTTTGGTGTATTATCAAAAACTGGAGCTGATGCTAAGAAAATGTTTACAGATAAAATTGTACCAATATCGGTTAATTACCCGTTCTTTTTTAAACCGATACAAGATGGTATGGATAGACCTAAGTCTGAGCTTGCTTACCGTGTACCTGCGAGTAAGTTTACTCGTAAAAAAATTACTGCTAACGAAAAGCAGGAAGACTTGGTTGGACTTGATACTACTATTGATTGGAAAAATACAGGTGACAACAGTTATGATGGAGAAAAGCTTCAGCTGCTAGTACATGATGAAAGCGGTAAATGGGAAAGGCCTGATAACATATTAAACAACTGGCGTGTTACAAAAACATGTTTACGATTAGGTAGTAGAATTATAGGTAAGTGTATGATGGGTTCAACATCTAACGCGTTAGATAAAGGAGGTGATAACTTTAAAAAACTATACAATGCATCAGACGTTACTCAAAGAAATAGGAATGGACAAACAAAGTCTGGCTTGTATTCTCTCTTTATCCCAATGGAATGGAACTACGAAGGCTTTATTGACGAATACGGACGTCCTGTTTTTGATACGCCTAGTGATGATGTCTTCGCCCCAGACGGAGAGTTAATAGACATAGGAGTAATAGATCATTGGCAAAACGAAGCTGATGGTTTAAAAAACGATCAAGACGCGTTAAACGAGTTTTACAGGCAGTTTCCAAGAACTACAGAACACGCGTTTAGAGATGAGGCTCAAAACAGTATATTTAATCTTATTAAAATATACGAGCAAATAGATTATAACGAAGAATTAGGTAGAACTTTAGGTGTTAGTCAAGGAAGTTTTCAATGGTTAAACGGTATTAAAGACTCAAGAGTTATTTTTTACCCTGATGCTAACGGTAGGTTTAAAATAACTTGGGTACCACCTACACACCTACAAAATAACATAATAATAAAAAATGGCATTAAATATCCGGGCAACGATCATATGGGTGCTTTTGGTTGCGATAGCTACGATATTAGTGGCACGGTAGACGGTAAAGGTTCAAAAGGCGCTTTACATGGTTTAACTAAGTTTAGCATGGAAGACTGTCCACCTAGTCAATTTTTTTTAGAATACGTAGCTAGACCACAAACAGCTGAAATATTTTTTGAAGACGTATTAATGGCTTTAATTTTTTATGGCATGCCTATGCTTGCTGAAAACAACAAACCTAGGCTGTTATATCATTTAAGGCGTAGAGGTTATAGAGGTTTTAGTATGAACAGACCTGATAAAGTTTGGAACAAACTGTCTACAACAGAAAAAGAAATAGGTGGTATACCAAACACTAGCGAAGATATAAAGCAAGCGCACGCTGCTGCTATTGAAATGTATATACAAGAAAAAGTTGGACAAACTAAAAACGGCTTTGGTAATATGTATTTTAATTCTACGTTAAATGACTGGAGTAGATTTGATATAAATAAAAGAACAAAATACGATGCAACTATTAGTTCTGGTTTAGCTATAATGGCCTGTAATAGACACTTATACAAACCAAACCCACTAATGAAAAAGGCACCGGTAAATATAAAAATTGCTAAGTATAGCAATAAAGGAACAAATTCAAAAATAATTAAACAATAACATGGCAGATTCTCTATATAAAGAATTTCCTTCTCAAGTTGTTAGTGACTTAGAAAAAGTTTCTGACAAGTACGGGTTAAAAGTAGCTAGAGCTATTGAGCTAGAGTGGTTTGATGGTCCTGCTTCTAACCGATATTCTCAAACGCAGAGAAAGTTTCATAATCTTAGATTATACGCGAGAGGTGAACAATCAATACAAAAATACAAAGACGAGTTGTCTATAAATGGTGATTTGTCTTATCTTAATTTAGACTGGACGCCAGTACCTATTATACCTAAGTTTGTTGATATAGTTGTCAACGGTATGGCAAATAGAAGTTTTGATATAAAAGCATATTCTCAAGACCAGTATGGTATGGCAAAGAGAACAGAGTACATGGAAGACTTGTTAAAAGACATGCGTACAAAAGATTTTAACAATCAAGCTAAACAGCAGTTTAATATGGATTTATCTAAAACAGATCCTGAGCAGCTGCCAGAAACATTAGAAGAGTTAAGGCTTCATATGCAATTAACTTACAAACAAGAAGTTGAAATGGCAAATGAACAAGCTATAAATGTTTTGCTAGAAGGTAGTAAGTATGATTTAGTACGAAGAAGATGTTTAGAAGATTTAACTGTACTAGGTATTGGTTGTGTAAAAACAACTTTTGATTGGTCTGAAGGGGCTAGAGTACAGTATGTTGATCCGGCAAATATAGTTTATTCACACAGTGACTCTCCTTATTTTGAAGACATATATTATATAGGTGAAGTTAAATACATACCTATAAATGAACTTGTAAAAGAGTTTCCTCAATTAACAGAAGCTGATCTCGAAAGTATAGATAAAAGATATACTAGAATGGCAGATAATAGGATGCAAAGCTATAATAGAGATAGAAATAAAATATCTGTGTTGTATTTTAATTATAAAACATATATGAACGATGTTTATAAAATTAAAACAACTAGTACTGGCGGAGAAAAAGCTATAAAAAAAGATGACACGTTTAATCCTCCAGCAGAAAAACAAGTTGATTTTGTAAGAACACAAAAAGCTTGTGAGGTTTTGTTTGAAGGCGCTAAAATATTAGGTACAGATATTATGTTGAAGTGGCAAAAAGCAGACAACATGATGAGAGATAAGAGTGATTTTAATAAAGTAAAAATGAATTATTCTTTAGTTGCACCTAAAATGTATAGAGGTAAAATAGAATCAGTTGTTAGTAGAATAACTGGTTTTGCTGATATGATACAGCTAACTCATTTAAAAATACAACAAGTATTATCACGTATGGTACCAGACGGTGTTTATTTAGATATTGATGGTTTAGCAGAAGTTGATCTTGGTAACGGAACAAATTATAATCCGCAAGAAGCATTAAACATGTTTTTCCAAACAGGTAGTGTTATTGGTAGATCGTTTACTCAAGACGGTGATGGTAATCCTGGTAAAATACCAATACAAGAAATATCAAATGGTCAAGGTGCTGGTGGTAAATTACAATCATTAATAGGTAATTATAATTATTACTTACAAATGATTAGAGATGTAACCGGTTTAAATGAGGCTAGAGATGCTTCTACACCTGATTCAAGATCGTTAGTAGGTATACAAAAAATAGCAGCTGCTAATTCTAATGTAGCAACAAGGCATATACTAGATGCTAGTTTATTTTTAACAGTAGAAGCTGCAGAACAGTTATCATTAAGAATATCTGATATTATAGAATATTCACCAACTAAAGAAGCGTTTATACAAGCTATAGGAGCTCACAATGTAGCTACGTTAAAAGAATTAGCAGAATTACACTTGTATGACTTTGGTATATTTATACAGCTAATGCCAGATGAAGAAGAAAAACAAGTGTTAGAAAACAACATACAAATGGCTTTACAAGCTAAGTTAATAGATTTAGATGATGCTATTGATTTACGCGAGGTGAAAAATATAAAAATGGCTAATCAGTTGTTAAAACTACGTAGAAAAAAGAAAGCTGAAAAAGATCAACAAGCAGCTGAAAGAAACATGAAAATGCAGTCACAAACAAATCAACAAGCTGCACAAGCTGCCTCACAAGCTAAAATGCAAGAAGAACAAGCTAGAACTCAGTCTCAAATGGATATGGCTAAAACTCAAAATGATTTAAAAATGCAATACATGAGAGAAGAGGCTAGGCTTAAAAAAGAATTAATGGATCATGAGTTTGAAATAAATAGAAAACTCAAAGGTATGGAAGCAGATGCTAAAGTACAGCAAGACAGTATGAAAGAAGATCGTAAAGATCAAAGAGAAAGTCCAGAAAAGTTTGAGTCGTCAGGTAATGACGTGATGGGTCAAGGCTTGGATATGGACGTTTAACTAATTATTTAATATTATTATATCATGGAAGAAAACAAAGAAGTAGTTGAAGAAACTACACAACAACCTGTAGACGAAACTACAGAACAAGAATCACCAGTATCGGTAAACGAAGATGGTGATTATAAAATAGATTTAACAAAAGTAAAACAAGAAGATGCCGTTCAAGAACCAGAAACAAATGATAGCGATGCTGTTGTCGGACAACCCGAAAACGAAGAAAGTAGCGAAGAAGTGGTTGAAGAAGTACAAAGCGCCGTTTCAGATGAGGAGCAACCAGTTGAACAACCAGTTCAAGAAGAAGAAGTAACACAGGACGACTTAGCAAAGCTAAAACAGTTTATGGAAGAAACTGGTGGTAGCTTAGATGATTATGTAAAACTTAATACAGATGTTAATGAGTTAGATGACTCAGAAGTTTTACAAGATTATTACAAAAGAACTAAACCGCATCTTAATAACGAAGAAATTAATTTTATGTTAGAAGATCAGTTTTCATACGATGAAGACGAAGCTGATGACAAAGAAATAAGAAGAAAAAAATTAGCCTTAAAAGAGCAAGTTGCTGAGGCTAAAGCCTACTTAGACGGGCAAAAGTCTAAATACTATGAAGAAATTAAAGGTAATTCTGCAAAGCTTACGAGCGAGCAAGAAGAAGCAATTGATTTCTACAATAACTACACGCAGGAAGAAGAGCAACAAGCTAAAATTGTACAGATGCAAGCTGATGTATTCTTAGATAAAACCGAAAAGGTTTTTAACAACGATTTCAAAGGTTTTGAATTTAAAGTTGGTGACAAGCAGGTAACATACAATGTTAGTAACATAGACAAAGTGAAGCAACAACAAAGTGACATAAATAACTTTATCGAAAAGTTTTTGAATAAAGACAGTGTTATGGAAGATGCTGCTGGTTATCACAAAGGTTTATTTACGGCAATGAATCCTGATGCAATTGCAAATCATTTTTATGAGCAAGGTAAAGCTGATGCTATAAAAACATCGGTTGCTGAAGCCAAAAACATTAATACTTCTAGACAGTCACACACAGTGACAAAAGACGGTATAACTGTTAAGGTTTTAGGAGATAGCTCTGATGATATGAAATTGCGTATTAAAACACGAAACTAATAATTAATTTAAAAACAATTTTAAAATGGCGATAAATTTTCAAGGAACTGGTAAAATGACACCAGCTCCTATAAAACAAACGCTGGCAACAAACTATATTGATTTTACCTCAGCTGATGAAAAAGGCTGGGCACAACAATATTTGCCAGACTTAATTGAAAAAGAAGCTGAGATATTTGGTAATAGAACTATCTCTGGTTTCTTATCAAGAGTAGGTGCAGAAGAGTCTATGTCTGCAGATCAAGTTATTTGGTCAGAGCAAGGTAGATTACACCTAACTTATACTAACTGTACAGTTGCTAATGTATCTTCTGGTTCGCTTGATGGTGATGTAACAATTACTATGTCAGCGGCTAAAGATGTTGATGGTAACACAATAGGTAATAACCACGGCGTAAGACCTGGTGACATGCTTTTAGTTAGAAAAACTACAGTTGTTAAGAAGTTCTTCGTAAACGCAGTAACTACTGGTACAATAACTGCATTTGCTTATGACACTAATGCAGCTGACATGTCAACTGGTTTAACAGGTTCTGAAGCAGCAACTATTATGGTTTTTGGTTCTGAGTATGTAAAAGGTTCTGTAGGTAGAGTTGGTGCTAACAAGCCACAATTCCAAACTAGAACTAACAAGCCAATCATATTAAAAGACAAGTATGAGATCTCTGGATCTGATGCTGCTCAAATAGGTTGGGTTGAAATTTCTGGTGAAGACGGACAAAACGGTTACTACTGGTACTTAAAAGCTTCTGGTGATACTAAAGCTCGTTTCAACGATTACTTAGAAATGGCTATGCTTGAGTCAGAAAAGTCAACTGCTAATGCAGGTTCAAACCCAATGGTACCTTCAACTATTACTGGTGCAGCTGGTAAAATTACTGGTACTGAAGGTTTGTTTGCAGCTATCACTGATAGAGGTCATGTAACATCTGACTTTAACAATGGTGTTGTAACTTCTGAAGTTGATGACTTAATCGCTAAGTTAGATGAGCAAGGTGCTATTGAAGAAAACATGATGTTCTTAAATAGAGCTGTAACTCTTAACTTTGACGACTGGTTAGCTTCTTTAAACGCTTACCATTCAAATGGTACTTCTTGGGGAGTATTTAACAACTCAGAAGAAATGGCGTTAAACTTAGGCTTTACTGGTTTCAGAAGAGGTTCTTATGACTTCTACAAGTCTGACTTTAAATACCTAAACGACAAAGGTACTAGAGGTGTTATAGATAACATTACTGGTGTTATGATACCAGCTGGTGTTTCTACTGTATATGATGAGGTATTAGGTAAAAACCTAAAAAGACCTTTCTTACACGTAAGATTCAGAGCTTCTAACATGGAAAGCAGAAAGTACAAAACATGGACTACTGGTTCAGTTGGTGCTACTACTTCTGACTTAGATGCGATGGAAATGCACTTCTTATCAGAAAGATGTTTAGTAGTTCAAGGAGCAAACAACTTCTTATTAATGACTACGTAATCATTATTTATTAAGGATCGAGGCTTCGGCCTCGACCCTTTCTTTTATTAACTTATATTATATTATATTATGGCAAAAAAAATAGAAAAGGCAGAGATGCCTGTAGTTGAAACAGTTGTTGAAACTACAAAACCAAAAAGAAAAGAACCAACTAAAAATATAGTTGGGGGTTGGGAAATTAAAGATAGAGTTTACAAGCTAACAGAAAATAAATCTCCTTTAACATTTACCGTAAAATCAAGAGGTCAATATTACTTTGATAGAGAAGCTGGTTATGAGAGAGAAATAAAATACTGTAAAAATCAAAAAACAGTTTTTGTTGATGAAATGAAAGGCGATCAAATACTTGGTTCTATAGTTTTTAGAAACGGAGTTTTAGCAGTACCTGCAAATGAAGTTATTTTGCAAAAGTATTTATCTTTATATTCACCATCAAAAGATGTACATTACTTTGAAATTAAACCTCAAGAAAGAGCGATAAACGAGTTAGAAGAAATAGAATTAGAAGTTGATGCTTTAGTAGCAGCAAGAACTCTTGATATAGATATGACTGAAGCAATAATGCGTGTAGAATTAGGTTCTAGCGTTGCTAAGATGTCATCTAAGGAACTTAAAAGAGATTTACTTGTATTTGCTAAAAGAAATCCAAAACTGTTCTTAGATTTAATGAATGACGATAATATACACTTAAGAAATGTAGGTATAAAAGCTACAGAACTTGGTATATTATCATTATCGCCTGACAATAGGATGTTTTCATGGACTTCAAACAATAGAAAACTAATGAATGTTCCATTTGATGAGCACCCATATTCAGCTTTAGCCGCTTGGTTTAAAACTGACGAAGGTATGGAGGTTTTAACTTCAATTGAAAAACAATTAAAGTAAAACAATAATATGTAATCACCCTTATATAGGGTGGTTACATTATTTTAAAAAAATATATATGGCATTAATAATAGCTGGTCAAACGACCATAAGTATAAATACAGTTTACCAAAGAGTATTAGCTTTAGCTAACAAAGAGCAAAGAGGCTATATTACGCCACAAGAATTTAACTTGCATGCTAATCAAGCTCAACTAGATATATTTGAGCAATACTTTTATGATTTAGCTGCTATGGTTAATTTAAATAAAAGAGCAGAAGCACCTCAACTAAACCCTGGAGCTAACAACCCATTAGAACCAGACTTTGGTGATACTGTAAATATTCTAAGAGAAAAAATATCTATATACAAAGGTACAGATGTAGCTTTAACATACAACGCTACTAATGGTAGTTTTAGCTTACCACCTTTGTCATCATCTATATATAGAACTGGCCGAATGTATTACTCTGGCACAGGCGGTTCTAGTATTCCATTACAACTTGTTGACTACTACCATTTAGATCATATAAAATCTTTATATGATGCTAAAACTAATTCAAGGTGGCACACTAATAATCAAGAAAACTTTTATTACACAGAAAACACAGACGGTACTTTTTCTTTATATAGAGAAAGCACGGGTAAAACTCCTTTAACAACAGGTTTAAAAATAGAAGTTGTAGCTGAAGTACCTAGAGCCGTTGAGTGGGGTTATGTTGTTGTAAACGAACAAGCATTATATAACGCTTCAACTTCAGTAGATTTTAATTTACATAGATCAGAAGAAACTAATTTAGTTATAAAAATATTAGAGCTTGCTGGTATTACAATAAACAAGCCAGGTTTAGTACAAATAGCTTCAGGTGAAGAACAACAAAACGACGCACAAACAAAATAATATAACATGTCAGTAAACTTAATAACATTAACAGAAAAACAATATTTTGAAGGAAAAGACGGGCTGCAGTTAACCGGTGATGACAGACAATATGGTAATTATCAGTTTTATAAAGTAAGCGACGTTATAAACGACGTGTTAGCAACTTATTGTCAAAAAGATCAAATACTTGAAGGCGTAAGAAAATCAGATGTAACATACCATGCTCATAGATCTTTACAAGAATTAAGCTTTGATACGTTTAGATCTGTAAAATCTATGGAGATAGAAATACCACCATCACTTATAATGGCTTTACCTATTGATTTTGTAGGTTATACTAAAGTTACTTACAAAGGTGATGACGGTATTGAAAGAACTTTAATGCCAGCGATAGTAACTAGCAACCCAACGCCTTATCAGCAAGATAATGATTACAAGCTAGAGTTTGATAGTGATGGCGCTGCTACTCATGCTAGTGATTCAAACACTTGGTTTGATTATCATGGTAATACAGTTAACACTGGTGTTTTAAGTGGTAATACCGGTGTAGCTACTCCACATCAAAACGACGCTGATCAGTATGACATTTATGATTTGCAAGAAGGTCAAAGATTTGGTTCTGAGCCTAGACACATGAATGCTCATGGATCTTTTTATATAGATTACTTAAAAGGTAGATTACATTTATCTGGTAATTTAGTAGGTAAAGTTATAACATTAAAATATATAAGTGACGGCGTTGGAGCTTTACAAACAGGTGTGCATAGTGACCCTCCTTTTAACAACGAAATACATACTGAGCAAGATTTTATTGTACATAAGTTTGCTCAAGAAGCTATGATAAAGCACGTGCTGTATGGTTGTATGCAAGCTAGAATGCAGCAGCCACCAGGCATGTTAGCGTTACTTAAAAAAGAAAAGTTTGCAGAAACTAGAAAAGCAAAAATAAGATTATCAAATATAAAGATAGAAGAAATAGCTCAAATAATGAGAGGTAAATCTAAATGGATTAAACACTAATTAATGGCAGAACTAAAAAGAAATTTTGGGCAAGCGAAAATGAATAAAGACCGCGATGAAAGACTCGTGGAGCCTGGTCAGTATCGTGACGCTAACAATGTACAAATAGCAACTTCTGATGAGTCTGACGCTGGTTCAGTACAAACTGTTTTAGGAAATACAGAAGTAACAACTAATGTAGTTCTTAATGATTATTCTACTTGTGTTGGCGTACATGAATTACCTGAAAAAGATTTTATATATTATTTTGTACATAGCGGTGGACATCCTAAACTTCAAAGCTTTCAACCATTAATATACAAAGACTGTATTGTACAATACGATACAATAAACCAAACATCAACATATGTTTTTGTAGATATATATAAAGTAAAACAAACGCTTAATCAAGCTCTTAATAGCAACAAAGTTAGAGTACCATCAGGATCAAGCAATGTTTACAACTACACTGGTATAAGAAGAGGTATGGTTATGACAGGTACTTTTACTAACAATACTGGTGGTAATATAACAGCGCCTAATGGAAATACTGTAACTAATGGTAATGATTATTTTATAAGTGAAAATGATAACGTAACAGTTGAAGATGTTATTAGAGATGGTTCAAATGGTTGGCATATAGTATTATCAGAAGGTGTTGCTAGCTCAGTTGGTGATAACGTAACTTTTTCTGCAAAAAGAGTTTTAGAATTTGATCCTTTTATAAAAATTACAGCTATAGATGATATTGATGGTTTATTGCTTTGGACTGATGGTAATAATGAGCCTAAAAAAATAAATATTCAAAGATCTATACAAGGTACAGGTGGTAATGCAAGGGTTAGAGACTGGGATAACACTCAAGCAAGATCTGCTGCAACAAACTTAGCTTCAGGTAATCCAAACCGTAGATTAGTATTTTCTGGAGATAACTCAAATTTTCATACTAGAATATCTTTAAAAAATGAGTTAGCAATGTCAAGAACAGATAACGAACCTGTGTTTTCTGAACTTAGTGACATTACAGTAATAAAACCTTCACCAAAGTTTCCTCTTAGACTTGAAATGTCAGAGACAGTATTAAAAAGAATACCTGTCTTGTCTAGTGGTAATTTAGGAGATGCTAATGCTACTAGTGGTTTTTTATCTGCTCAAACAAAGTTTAGAGACAGTAGCGGTGATGTTTTTGAGCCTGGTCATATTGTTAGTAATATTAATTTTGTAAGTCCTATTGATTTAAGAGTAGGTGATATAGTTATATTAACAGATGACATAACTTCTGATATAGATGATTTAGATGGTAGTGACGCTTTAGTAAGAGCTACAGTGTCAGATGCTCCTGGTGGTATGCCAAACAACGGTGGTTCAACAGGTCCTTATGAATTAACAATAAACTCTGTAAGTGAAGATGTTCAAAACGTAGATACTGATTTTGCATTGAGATTAGAAAGTGATGCTAATTTATTTGAATTTAAGTTTCCTAGATTTTCATATAGATACAAATACGTAGATGGTGAGTATTCTGCTTATGCACCTTGGACACAAGTAGCTTTTATACCAGGTGACTTTGACTACGTATGTAAAAAAGGTTTTAACATAGGTATGACAAATAGAGTTAAATTTATAACTCTAAAAGATTATTTTCATGAGTTTAGTTTAGTGCCTGCAGAAGTTGTAGCTATAGACTTATTATACAAAGAAGAGTCATCACCAGCTATTTACACTGTAAAAACTTTAACATCAAAAAACGACAATCCAGAGTGGCCAGATAGAACTAATAATAGAAACAGAGGTGCTTATACCATAACGTCTGAAATGATACACGCTCTTGTTGAGTCTAATCAATTATTAAGACCTTATGATAACGTACCTAAAAGCGCTAAAGCTTTAGCTATAACAGGTAACAGACTTGTTTTTGGTAACTACAAACAAAATTACAGCTTGTCTGGCGATATTGACTTAGGAGTTTCTTTTTATCACGGTTTTGGAGAAAACTATAAACAGCCTAGCGCAAACGGTTTACCTTCTATTAAAACACTTAGAACATATCAATTAGGTGTAGTTTTTGGTGATAAGTGCGGTAGAGAAACACCAGTGCTTGTTCCTAAGAAAAGTAGTAGTATAACGTTAGATAAAAAATGGTCTGTTAATTTAAACCAAATAAGAACTAGATTAGACTATACTGGTACTACTGTTCCTAGTTGGGCTAAGTATTTAAAGTATTATATAAAAGAAACTTCTAACGAGTATTACAATTTAGCGATGGACCGTTGGTACGATGCTGAAGATGGTAACGTTTGGATTAGCTTTCCATCAGCTGAAAGAAATAAAGTAGATATAGATACTTACTTAATACTTAAAAAACAACACGACTCAGATATTCCTGTGTTAGAAAGAGCTAGATATAAAATTATAGCTATTGAAAACGACGCGCCTGATTATATAAAAACTAAAAAAGTTAGTCATGGTTCAATTGTTATGGACTCGCAAGTTGCGTCGGTAAATAAAAATGCTGTTAATTTTATATTTTCTAAAGCTAATTTTGAAGCTGGTTTTGGCGATAGAGATAAGTTTTTAGCAGATACTTGGTCAAAAATATCTAGTGGTTTTGGTTATGCTAGAATAGTAGGATCTTCAGGTGGTAATACAGCAACAACTGACTGGGTTCAAGTTGTTAGTATAAAAGGACTTGCTAGTAATAGTGGTAACGACACTAGTATAAGAATTGCTACTAAGTTTGGTGATGAAGCAGACATGTCTTCTATATTGTCTGGTACTATTAATTATTCTTTAGAGTTAAGAGAAGATGTTGTTACTAACAGACCAGAATTTAACGGTAGGTTTTTTGTAAAAATTTACAAAGACCTATTATTAAAAGACGCTGTAATGGTAGATCAAGATCCTTCAATAGCTTTAAGTATACAAGACTCTTTTGACATAAGGCTTTTAGTTGGTCCAAGAAATAGAAATAATCAAAACTTTCAAAAACACCCTACAAGAACAGCTACAAGTACAGCTGGCCATACTCACCCTTTTAATAGATCAGGTAACGTAACATACTCAGGTCAAAGCGGTCAAAGCACAAAGTTTAACGCAAACTTTTTCAGTGGTGGTGGTTTTGCTAGCTTCACGGCTGGTGGAGGACATGAGTTTGGCCATTGTGGTAATAACAACTCTAACAGCAGAACAAAAGATTGGTGGGAGTCTTTTAGCGGTGATAGACTTTATATAGAAGGTATAAAAGTAAATGGATATAATTGGAAGTCATCAGGACATCCTCACCATAACAATAGAAATGGTGTTCACTTCACACACAGTGGAGATCCAGCAACACCGGGAAGTGGTTATGGTACTCAAGGAGGTGATGACTGTGGTGGTATAAGACATTACTCTAGTTATAGTAGAATATACTTTGGCTTTATGGGTTGGTTTGCAGATCACAGCGCTGCACAGTCAAGAATACACAAGTTTTACGAGTTAATGAAAACATCTGGAACTATATTTAGGTTTAGAGATGACCCAACACAAACAGCTTATAAAGTTATAGACAGAGGTGGTGCAGCTGAAGTTTATAATTTTGCAAGAACTAGTGGTTGTAAAAACTGTAAACCTCATAAAACTGGTTGTAAAAGTAGTTTCTTTAATGTTATGTTTGAAAAACTTGATGGTGGTGGACCAATGGACCCAAAAGAGTTTGACGTATTAAGCTTAATGAGACATGATGGTGGTAGCACAACTGCTATAGATATTTTAAGAGAAGACTACGTTTCAGAAAGCGGTGGCTCTGAATTATCTACAGAAAACCCTGCTATATGGGAAACTGAACCAAAAGAAGATATAGGACTAGATATTTATTACGAAGCTACAGGTTGTTTACCTCTTGATGTTGATGCTGACAACAATGAGTTGTTAATACCTCTTGGCTCTACATTTAAAGTTAGAAATCCATCTGGCAATTTTCATTTAGCAGCTGATGGTATTACAGATGTAATATATGAAGTAACAGCTGTAAATCAAGATGGCAACAAAGATATTACCAACTTAACTGTTAGAAATACTATTGACAATACAATGGGCTTAACTGACGCTATTAACCACAATCAAATAGTAGCAATTGATAGGTACGACGGTTCATGTATATCTTTGTACATTGTAAAAGAGTCTGGCAACTACGCTGCTGGTGCTACAGCTGTAGGAATATTAACAGGTAAGTCGCCTACAGATCCTCAAGGAGGCCCTGTACCATGGAGAGCTCCACATTTTAATCCTTTAAAATTAGGTTGGAGTAATTGTTTTGCTTTTGGTAACGGTATAGAGTCAGATAGAGTTAGAGATGGTTTTGCTTTAACGCAAATAGCAAACGGTGTAAAAGCATCTTCTGTAGCCGCTCAGGAATATGCCGAAGAGCATAGAGCTAGTGGTTTTATATGGTCTGGTATATTTAACTCTATTAGTGGTACTAATAATTTAAACCAGTTTATACAAGCAGAGCCAATAACAAAAGACTTAAACCCAAGTCATGGTAGCATACAAAAAATTGTAGCTAGAAATACTAACACTTTAGCTTTTTGTGAAGATAAAATATTAAGTATATTAACAAATAAAGATGCTTTATTTAATGCTGATGGTGGTGCTAACGTTTCTGCTAGCAATAAAGTTTTAGGTAACGCAACACCAATACCTGGTGACTACGGTATATCTACAAACCCAGAGTCTGTGTCTGTTACATCTGACGCTATATACTGGTGTGATCAAATGAGAAGCCAGGTTCTTAAACTACAAGGTGGATCTAGCATAAGTGTAATATCTGAAGCTGGTATGAAAGATTATTTTAACGATAATTTAAAAGATATAAACTTTGCTATAGGTAGTTACGATGATAAAAAATCAGAGTATAATTTAACGCTGGCCCAAATGAACGGCAGGTATCAATATAGACCTACTACAACAACTATTAGTTGGTCTGATAGAGCTCAAGGTTGGACAAGCTTTAAGGACTTTAATGGTTTAGAGTTTGGTGTTAGTTTAAATAATGAGTATTACACATTTAGACAAGGTTCAATGTGGAAACATCATACTAACAACACTGTTAACAATTTTTACGGCGTTCAATATTTTTCTGATATTACAATGATATTTAACGAGATGCCTAGCTCTGTAAAAAGTTTTAACTTAATAAACTACGAAGGCACGCAGGCTAGAATAACTGAGTTTTCAACCGTAACTCAAGGCGGTGTTAATTATACAGATGGTGAGTATTACAACTTAAACGCCAAAGCTGGTTGGTACTTAGACAATTTAAAAACAGATTTACAAGACGCTGAAAACATAGAGTTTAAAGAAAAAGAAGGCAAGTGGTTTGCTAGTTTAAAAGGAGTTACATCTACAGACGCTAACTTAGACCAAAGAGAGTTTTCTGTTCAAGGCTTAGGTGTTGCTTCTATAAGCTCAAGTGGTAGTACAGGTAGAATATTTAAAATAACAGTAAAAGTTAATAGCACAGCTTCTGATGGTACTAACTGGGACTCTAGCGGCGCTGATCCTTCTACATTTAGGTTCCTTGGTCCTAGCTCAACACCTACAATGACAGAGCAACAACCAACAGGTAACGGCATTGTAACTGATACTATAAGTAACATGGTTTTAAACTCACAACAAGTTGCTCAATACTCTGGTTTTGATTTAGACGCTGCAGACTTTGAAGTTCCAGGTGGTACGCTTACAACTAGCGGCTCTGGTAATTCAACAATTTATATTTACACTAAGGCCTCGGGTTGGAACGCAGATCCTGAAGTTAGTCAAGTTGAATTTTTTAATCAAGGTATAGCTGGTGATCCTGGTAACAGAGTTTCTGTAAGAATATCTTACAACTCTTTTACAATGCCTAGTTCTGATAAAACTATATTTGTAGATGTTGATTTAAAGAGTTCTGCTTCAACACCACCTATAGTAGCTAATACACCTAACAGAACTTCTGTTTTTAGAGTTAGCTTTACACCTCAAAACAACTCTTCAGTTTCTGTTGGTGGTAGTAGTATTTCACACGTTTCTGCTAACGGCTATTCTTCAATGTCTAACACTAACAAACACTCTGGTGTTGTAGCAGGTAATCAATCTACAATAGTTGCTACGTATACAGTTACTTCAACAAACGATAGTCATTTAAGCCCTTTACAAGGTAGTGACAAAGGTGTTAATGTATTTTGGAACCCTTTAACAGCAAACTTAGGTTATGAAAATCAATATGCTTTTAATGTTATAAACACAATGCATACTGCAACTGGACAAACAAACAGAATAAAAAGCTCTACAATAGAAATATCTTATACACCTCCAGTTGGTATATCAGGTCTAGACCCAGATCCTTCTGACTTTGACGCATTGTTACATGACATTAGATTTACTTACGAAGTAAAAGCATTGCCTACTGTAAGCAATAGAATAACAAACGTTTTAACTAGTCCTAATGCTATTTTGTCTAGTAGTAAGGGTATATTAGTAAGATCAAACGCAACTGGTAACTTTGGTTTACAAGTAGCTAAATTAAACGCAGCTGGTAATGCAGTTGATTCAACTTATAATTTTTCAAACCAAACTTTTGAAGCGCTAGAAGGAAGTGGTAACGTATTAACCTCAACCTTTGCTACTTCAGATCAAACTAGTGTTGTTGGCGTATTTCAAAAAGATTTTACTGTTGCAATACCTAGCAATGGCGCTGGTACATATAGTATTATATGCTCTGCTGGTAGTTTAGCTTTAGACAGTAGCGTGCCTAATGCTATAAACGAGTTAAACTTTACAGTTTTAGAAGAAACAGGTAATCAAACTTTTACACCTACAACTAAAACAAACTTAAATGCAAGTGGTAGTACAACTATACATAGTGCTACTGAGTTAACACAGTTAGGTGAAACTTCTGGTGAAAGAGCTTTTACATTTACTTATACAAAATCATCAGGTACAATGACACTTGATAGACAACCTACAGTAAGAGATTTCAAAGGTTCTTTAACAAAAGCTAAACCTATATCTGATGAAAACTCTAATGTTAACACTATACATATAGCAGATACAGCGGGTATAAAGGTTGGTATGGTAGCTTCTCACGAAGCAATACCTGTAGGTACAACAGTAATTACTGTTACAACTAACGATAGCGTTACTTTAAGTGCGAATACAACAGCTGCTATTCCTCAAGAAGAAACAATAGAATTTACTAGTGACTACGATTATACTTTAAAAAGCGCTGTAGCAACTATAAATGAAGCGGCTACAGTTGTAACTGTAACAGGTGTAATAAAAGTAAATAGCTATGGTAGAAAGTCTACAGCTTCAATACCTGACGGTAACGTAATACTACAACCTAATTTTATAACAATAACATAACATGCCAGTAACATTAACATTTAGCCAACCATTAAACGTATCTTGCCAAGTAGGTGATTTTGCATACTACGTGCCAACTAGTTCTTCTGGTAGTTTTTCAATAGCTACACAGTCTAATATAGTTAGTATTGGTACAATAACAGGTATAAGTGGTAACGCCATAACTATACAAAACCATTTAGCAGTACCACCTAGTGGGTCTTTTATATTTTTTATGAAAGATAATAAGGCTAATTTAAGTAGTATTTTAGGTTATTTTGCAGAAGTAAAAATGAAAAACACAAGTACAATAAAATCTGAACTGTTTGGAGTTGCTGTAGATATGTTTGAAAGTAGTAAATAATGTAAAAAAAGTGTGATTATTTAATTATAATTAAATTAAATATGAATAAAGATGTAAAATTATCTACTCGTGAGAAAATTTTAAATTTTCAAACGGCATTGATAAATAAAGCTGATGAGGTAGATATTGTAACTCATCAAGATTCTAAACACTTTCCTTTAAAACATACTTTTGCAGACGGTATATATGTTAGACAAATGTCAATGGAAAAAGGCTCTGTTGTAGTAGGAGCTATACATAAACACTTACATGTATGGTTTTTATTGTCAGGTCACATATCAGTAGCTACAGAAAAAGGTATAGAAGATTATGTTGCGCCTTGTTATGTGGTTGCAAAACCAGGTACTAAAAGAGTTATATATGCAAATGATAATAGCATATTTGTTAACATACATAAAAACCCAACAAACACACAAGATATACAACAATTAGAAAAAGACATTGTTGCAAAAGATATAAAAGAATATGAAGAATACATTAATCAAAATAAATAAACTATGAGTTTTTTACTAGTCGGTGCTGCTGCTGTATCTGTTGGTGCTGGTGTAGCTAAAGCTATTGGTGCAAATAAAAGAAGAAAAGCTGCTGAAGCTGAAGCTGCTGAAGCAAAAGCATCAATGATGAAAAGAAAAGCAGATTTTGCAGCTTTAGATACTAGCAATCCTTACATGAACATGGAAAATAAAATGGAGGACTTAACAGTTAACCAGCAAGAAGCAGAGTTTATAAAAGAACAACAGCAACAAAGCCAAGCAAATATATTAAACCAAATGAAACAATCAGCAGGTAGTTCTGGTATAGCGGCGTTAGCACAAACACTAGCTAATCAAGGTGCTATGGACGCTAAGACTGCTTCTATATCTATTGGTAAACAAGAGCAAGCTAATCAACAATTAGAAAGAGCTGAGGCTAGTAGAATACAAGACATGCAAATAGGAGGTGAAATGCAAAAGAGACAAGCTGAAGAAAACAAAATATCTACACTTATGGGTATGGACGCTGCCGATATGCAAGCTGCAAATATGAAAGAGCAAGTTGCTAATCAACAAATGTACGACGGAATATCGCAAGCAGCTGGAGGTGTTACTAGTGCTTTAACTGGTGGTGTAGGAGGTAAAATGGATTTCCAAAATCCTTTCTGGAAAAAACAATAATAAAGATATGAATGTAAATTTAGTAAACGCATATAAAGCTGCTAAAATGTCTGAAGCACAAAAAAGCTTTGGTCAAAGAGGAGTAGATGTTATTGGTAAAATTGGTAAAGACCTTAATAAGTTAGGTACTGATTTAGCTAATAAAAGAGAGACTGATGCTAAAACAGAAGCTAAAAGAATATCTGATGGTAAAAAAACAGGACAAGATCTTGCTACAAAAGTATTAGATAGAAGCGGCGCTTTAAACGAAAATTATTTAAACGCTTATAGACCTCAAGTAGAAGATTTACAAGCCAAATACGACAAAGCTGTTCAAGACGGAAACAAAGAAGAAGAGCAAAAGTTATTAGGCCAATTAAATAACCTTAGCTCAGACACTGCAACATGGGTAGATTTTAGAAAAGAAGTAGCTCAAACTATAGATACAAAAAGTGTTGATGGTAAAGCTTTGCCAAACTTAATAAAAGGTTTAGATTCAGATACACAAAACCTATTAAACTCTATACTAGACTCTAATACTGAAGTTGTGTTTGAAGACGGTGTATCTAAAATAAAAGGTCCTGATGGCAAGCTATATAGCAAAGGTGATCTTGAAAAAATATTAGATGACTCAAAAAGAGATGTTAAAACTCATAATGATTTATTAGGTATAAACGAGGTTTTAATGAATGAAGCTGCTATAAACGAAGGTTTAAGTACAGACAATGATAAATATAAAGAATTTAATAAAGACGAAACAAACAGAAAAGTAATGCAAGTTTTAGAAACAGCAAACATACAGTCTATATTAAATGACAACGTATTTACTGGTGAAGCTACTATGGCTGAAAATATTAAAGATTACATTGGTGGTTTGTCATATCAAGCGCTAGGCATAGATACTGTGTCGTCTAGCGGTCAGGTTTACGATACAGATGGTAATGGTAAAATATCTATGGAAGAAGCTAAACTTATATCACAAGAAGATAGTGACAAAATATTTGATGCGTTAGTTAATCCTAAAAATGATTATTATGAAGAAAGTATCACTAAAAAAGCTGTTGGTAATTACTATACATCTATACTAGAAAAAAACTATGGCGGCGCAAGAGCAGACATAGCTCAAGCTTATAAAAAAGAATCTGGTCAACTAAACACTTACGGTTTAATTTAATATGTATTTAAATCCTCAAGATAAACAAAAACTTAAAGATGCGGTAGCTCAAATGAAAGCTGATAGGGTTCCTGTGCAGCGAGCTCAAGCTTTAATTGATACTTTTATAAAAAACAGACAATCTGTGTATGCTCAGCAAAAAGCTCAGGAAATAGAAAGGCAAAAGCTGGCTAATCAAAAAATTGAAGAAGATAAAAAGCAAGCGGCACAAGACGAAAAAGATAGAAAAGAAGCAGAAGCAAAAGAGGTTGCTGCAATGAATAAAAACAGTGATTTTGATTGGCGTAACTCTGTAACTTGGGCTTCAAAAAATAATGATGACATTGTAGCTAGGTTTAGACAAGAATATGATGATGTAGACTTTGGTATTGAACCAACAAGAGGTAATAGCGTTGTCATTAAAAGACCTGATGGAAGTACTGAAAACATAACTCTTGATGGTAGTGATTCTTCTATTGCTCAGTTAAACATACTAAAAGCAGATTTAGATAGAGCAAAAGAAAATGTTATTAAAGAAGGTGTTGGTTATAACGTTTTAGTTGGTGCTGACACACGTGCTAGAGGTACAGGTAAACAAAGATTTGAAAACGATGATTTAAGAAGAGCTAATGTAGCTTATAAAAACATAGGTTTAGAAATCAATGCTAGTGGTGCAAGAAAACAAGGGACTTTAACGTACAATATAAAAAAAGACGGTGAGGTTGCTTTTACAGGTACAGCAGATGAAATACAAGGGTATTTATCAAATAGAAAAAACTTTAGTTTAGAAGATAGAGAGCAGTTAGAAAAAGACGGTTTAAAAGCTGCCGAAGAAGAGCAAAAAATATACAAGCAAATACAGAACTCGACTGGTTATACAATACCAAAAGAAACATC